AGTGGGGATGCCGTCCGGCACTCGTGTCAGGCCGGTCGATCAGGCCTTGTTGACCGTCACGTCGGCGGTGTAGGTGTACTCCATGTAGGGGAACACCGGGAAGGCCTTGATGCCGGTCCCGCGCACCTGCTGCCACGGGTCCTTCTGGAAGTCCTCCCACTCGTAGTACCCGGGCTGCCAGTTGCCCTCCGGGTGCGGCGAGGTGAGCATCTTGGCGAAGCCGATGTCCGTGTCGTCGATCTCGCCGAGGTCGCCTTCCGTGGGGAGGAAGAAGATCTTCGACTCGGTCGTGAACCGGTTCATGGTCCGGGTGGTGCTGCCGACCGGCCGCGTCCAGTAGACGCTGTCGTACGGGATGAAGTTGACGCCGGTGGCGCGCTCGACCGCCGCGATGGCCGCCGCCTGGTCGAAGCCGGGGGCGACGTAGCGGATGTCGATCGGCGAGCTGGGCGTGCCGCCGACGACCATGCCCTGCGCCGCGAGGAACCGCGACGAGGACCACATGTAGTTCAGGTTCTTCTGGGAGGTCACGGCCCGCGTGATCCAGACGCCGTACGTGTCGTACATGTACTGGCGGATGGACATGATGTCGCCGATCGGGTCGTGACCCGTGCCGGTGTTCCAGGCACCCGCCGTGCCGCCGCCCGCGATGTTGGCGTTCAGCTTCGCGATCGGCTGGTTGTGCTGACCGGCCGGACGGCCGTAGTCGACCGTGAACTTGATCTTGCCGTCGTTGTAGGCGACGCCGCCCGTCTCGACCGCCTGGCTCATGATGAGCCATTCGAGCCGGTTGTCGATCCGCTTGCGACGCATGGCGTCGTGCCGGGCCAGCCGGTTCTGGAAGATCTGGACGTTGTTGAACGGCGAGTTGATCTGGAGACCGGAGTTCTGACCGGCGATCTGCGCCAGGAGCTGGTCGTCCCGGTAGCGCATCACGTCGGAGGCGCTGTACCGGTCCTTCATCGCCCAGTCGATGACGGCCGCGCGGCCCGAGCCGTAGACCAGGTCGTCCTTCTGGCTCAGCTCCGCCTCGGCGTCCTCGGCGCGGGCCGGACCCAGGCCGTCCTGGAAGCCGCCCTTGATGTAGTCGAAGATGACGTCGTCCGTCTCGACCTCCATGAAGGGGGCGATGAGACGGAGGCCGATGTGGTCGTCCGGCCAGGTGCGCTCGCGGATGGCACCGAGCGCCACCTCCTTGCGGATGAGCCGGTCGAGGCCGATCGGCGAGGCGAAGCGAGAGGTGCCACCAGCACCGCCCGCGCTCCCCGCGAGCCCGCCGAAAACGGGACTGGTCACTGTGGGACCTCCGTGTGTGCGTTCTGATTCTTGATGAGGCACTTCATGCTGGAAGTAGCCTACTTCCAGGTGATGTCGACGGCCTTGCCCGCCGCGCCGCCGCGCTGCATGGCTGTGGCCGTCGTGTTGGTGAGGGCCAGCTCGGCCCCGGCGTTGTCGTACTCCTTGCACCAGGCCTGGACCGCCGCCGCCTCGTAGTCGACCGCGACCTCCACGTCCCGCTCCATCAGCTGCCACGGGAGGAACGTGTTGCAGATGCCGACGATGTTCGCCAGCGTCTGCCGACCGTCGGTGATGGTCGTGCCCGCCTGGCCCTGGAAAGGCCCGACCTTGCCGGAGTCGGCGCCGGACGTGATCTTCGCGAGCACCGTGCCGGGCTGGAGGATCTTCTGGCCGGACACGCCGTCGATCGTCTTGGCCGTCACCGTGCTGGCCGCCAGCGTGTAGGACTCGGTCTTCCGGCCCTTGGTGCTGCGGAGGTACTCATTGCGACCGAACGGGGTGCCGGTCGAGCCGCCCTTAACGAAGGTGCTCATCTGGTTTCCTGTGTCCCTTCAGAACCGAGCGTCGATCAGGCGATCTTCGCGAGGACCGGGTGGTCGGGCTTGGCGGCGTGGAGCTTCTTGTAGCTCGCGGTCGCCTTGATCTGGTCGGCCTTCATGCCGGACCGGCTGTGCATGTCGACCGTCCCGGCCCAGATCTCGACCTGGTCGTCCGCGCCGCCCTGCTGCGTCGGCACCGGCGTCTGGCCGTTCAGGTTGACCTGCTGGCCGAGGCTGGTCGCGTTCGCGTGCTGCGACACGCTGGCCAGCGCGGGCACGGTCTCGTAGGACTTGGTGAACGCGGTCCAGCCGTCGTCGTCGAGCTTGAGGGCGTAGCCCTCGATGGACTCGATCTGCGAGGCGAGGATCTTGGGGGTCGCGCCCTCGGCCAGGCCCTTGATGAAGGCCTTCCGGTTCGACTCCTTGGCCTCGGCCTGCGCGGCGGCGAACGTCGCGTTCTGAGCCTCGATGCTGGTGATGTACGCCTGGACCTTCGAGAAGTCGTTGGTCGGCTGGCCACCGATGGTGAACTGGAAGTTGGCCCGGCCGTGGTACGCCGCGTCAGTGGGGGCGGCCGGGGCGGCGGGAGTCGCCGGGGTGGGGTTCGCGAGAACTGGCGCCGTCACGGCGTCCTCCTTGTCGTCGCCGTCCAGCATGAGGCTGAACTGCTTGCCTACTCCGTTGTGATTGCTGAAACTCTTCAGGCCTTCGACCGCCGAGAAGTCAACGTACGCGACTCCCTGGTAAGTGGGCCAGAACTCCGTCTCGTTGTTGGTGAGCCACGATCCGACCTCCGCCGAGACGTTCCGCCACGTACCACGCGAGATCGCATCGATCGCGCCGGGGTCTGTGACATCGAACGTCGCCAGAAGGTAGGTTTGCTCAGACCCGTCGACCGGGTTGGTTCGCGACTCGGTCCGAAGCCCGGTGTGGTGCCCGATCACGTCTCCCGTGACGTTCGTCAGGAAGCCTGGGTGATCGCGCCGCACCGGCACGTCAGGCATGTAGCCGCGAGCCGTGAGCAGGTCGTAGTTCGCCTTCATCTGGTCGATGTGCAGCGGCTCCCAAGTGTGCTGGAAACCCATCGAATCACGGAAGACCCCGCTCCGGAAGACCGGAAGATCCTCAACGACCAGAACGTCGTGCTTGACGCCATTGAGCCCGTCGCGCTGTACGATGCTCTTCTTCGCGTCCGCAAAGGCAGCACTGAAGAGCACGACGTTGCGTCGTGCGGCGTTGGCGAGGGTCGTGGTAGTCATCTTGGCTTTGTACCTTACAGATCGGTCACGCAGAGCGCAACTATTGGCCGGGGGGATTTTCCGTCGCCACCATCGGGGCGTCTGTCTCCACCAGACTTGCCGACGGCTCCGGAGAACTGGTAATGAAGTTCACCCTGTTCCAGCGCAGGCAGTTGCGACACCTTATCTTCGCAACACCGCCCGTGTAGTACACCTCACCGTACACCTTACCGGCTTTGTAGATCTTGACATGGATGTACAGTTGCAAGTTCTCGTCGACGCCGTACATGGCCAGCATCGGGTTGCCACGACAGAAGCACCTAAGCTCATGCTTGGTGCGCTCGCGACGGGTGATCATCTCATGCCCCCAGGAAGTCGTTGACCTTGCTCTCGGCTACCCGGCGAAACATGGTCATGAAGTCGTCAGTGGTGAAACCGCCGATCGACGCCACTTCGGGAATCCAGGTGTCCAGCTCCTCGTAGAATCGATTGGCAACAGACCGATCGCCCGCCGCCGCGCTGAACTTGTTCCGGAATCCGAGTGACGGACTGAACTGGTCGTCGAACCGGCCAGTGTTGATCGCGTTCTCAACCTGCGGACGCAACCGACCCTCGATCTGCGCGACCACGTCGAGCATGGGCTTCCGGTTCGCGGCCTTGACCTTCGTGGACGGCCCCGGGTTGTCCCTGGAGATCCGTGGGTCGGTCTGTGGCGGGTTGGCATTCGGATCGGCGTTCGGATCTACAGAGGGATCGGGCTGCTTGGTCGTCTCCTTGATTTCGGTCAACGACAGACCCGCCATTTGGCCAAGCTCCGTCAAGTCCGGCTTCGCCTTGCCGCCCCGGATCAGCTCCTGGATCAACGCCTTGACCATCTCGGCGTTGTTCGTTCCCATCTTGCGGAACCGGATGCGAGCCCGTGGAGCCTTCGGCGAGAAGTTCATGTCGACCATGCGGTCAATGATGTACTTGTTGATGTACTGCGCACGGTCGTCGTTGATCGCGTTTAGCATCCACAGATACAGCTGCATGTGGCCCTGGCCGAGCTGGTAGCTGCCCACGTCGGCAGTCCGCATGAGGAGGATCGGCGTGAAGATGCCGAGCGAGATCTCCTCGTCGATCCGGGTCATGTAGCGCTCGAAGTCCGCACCACGCATCTGAGACTCGAGGTACTCGATGTCGTAGTCGAACGAGCGCTTGCCGTCGCCCAGATCGGTACTGTCGTTGGGCAGCACGACGACCGATCGGTTTCGCAGCTGACTCAGCAACGACAGCATGTAGGCGTTGCCCTTGACCATGGTGCCGTTGATTTCGATCTCGTCGTCGAAGGGCGCACGACCGACGGGAACCGGCTCGCCGAACCGCTCGTAGTACCGGTTAGCGAACAAGTGCAGCAGGATGCTGAAGTACCAGGACTGGAATGCCGGACGGAGAAGCTTACGGCCGTAGTAGTCGCCGTTCTCCATCAGCATCGGATACCAGAAGGTGTTCTCGACGGGGATCGGCCAGGGACCGCCGAGCTGCTTGATCCCGTCGTAGATGCTCAGCTTCGGCTTAATCTTGCCGGGCGGAGCCCACCCCTCAACCTTCTTCCAGTTCACCTCGCACTCTTCGGGCACGAGGTCCTTGATCTTCGTCAGCATCACCTTGAGAGAGTTGGTGTCGTTCTCCCACTGCAAAACACTCGGCCCGTAGCCTGCCCAGATCGCCGTCGAAGTTGCTCGGTTCACCTGGGTCCACATCTCATCGATGTTCGCTTGGCAATGCGCCGCGATCTTCTTGTCTTCGCACTCGATGATGTAGTCCGACTGGTGGAGCATGAAGCTCAACACCGAAGTCGAGGCATTCACCTGGTAGTGGTCTCGCATCGCCCGAAAGTCATGGATTGTCAGCTTACTGAGATCGAACTGGACAATGCTCCCGCCCGGCAGGTGCCGGTACTGGATGTCTGGTCCACTCCACGCACCGAACGCTTCGCCCAGCTTGGGCGGCGGTGCCTTCTTGTAGGCCGCCGGATTAATCGGCTGACCTCGGTGATCCAGCAGGGGCACGTTACCCTCTTATCGGTTGCGAAGGCGATCCGGAACGATGATGCCCATCCCTCCGACTGATGGTGGAACCTGAGCGCTCAACGAGCCCAAGTTACGCAGGCTTGGGAGGAGATCGATCGGTGCAGAGAAACCTTCTGGCGGAACAGTCCCAGCACCTTCATCGTGGTTAGTACTGGAGCTGGTTGCGCCCTTACGATACGTCCTGTCCCCCATGAGAGTAAAGCAAACCCCGGCCATGGCGTCCGCCACGTCCTTACTGCCATCAGTCGNGTGATCCACCTTCTTGCCGTCGAACTGGAGGCGCAGGAGTTCCTGGATCGCAATCTCGACACGCTCAGACGAGCCTCGGCTGATGTACGTGAAGTACGGCGGAAACTCTAGCCGGTTCTCGTACAGTGCTTCGCGGAGGTCCTCGTAGGGTAATGTCTGCTTGTCCACCGAAAGGTAGTCAGCCTCGATTCGCTTCTTCCTAAACTGCTGGAGCGAATCCGTGGACTGAAAACCGTCCATGGTGACCTTGCGGACCCGGAAGTTCCTCTCGTACTTGAGGTAGTAGATGAGCTGCCGGACATCTCCGAGAATGATCTCAGTGCCGGGAACGGCCTTGATTCGGAGAAGACAATCGAAAACGATGTACGGCTTCTTCTCCCCTTCACGTTCGACAAGTTCTTCGACGTGACCCATTGCAAAACCCAAGGCATCCCCGTTGCCGGAAATTGCAAGGTCAAGGTGGATCGCGCGACGACGCGGGTCGTTCTCCGCCTTGAACCACTCCGCGAATTTCGGACGGACTGGATCGTCCGAGACGGGCGACTCGTCTCCGTGTCGCTCAACCCACCGGTCACGAGCCGCATCAACACGATCAGCGAGACTGATGAACGCGTCTTCCGTCTCCGGCGGAATACCAGCAAGGTCGCGTAGCGCCTTCTCGGGGCCGTTCTGGAAGCTATTCTTGAAGGCACGAGGAACCTCGATCATGTTCGGATTCGTGATGACCGCAGCCACGCCGTCGGGCACGATAGCCTTTCGGCGGATGTCGTACCAGAACGAACGCCGGTTGCCAGCGCTGTCGGTGTACTTGTCCCAGCCGTACGAATCCCAGATCGTCATCCGCACGACCTTGGCCTTGTCGTCGGCCAGGAACTCCTTGTACTTGCGGGCTGCGAACCCGTGCGCTTTCTTCATCTGGCCGATACACAGGATCAGGCCCTTGTGTCCTTCGCGGTCCGGGTCGGTGTTGTCGACGAACCGAGAAGCGATCCGGGACTCGATGGTGTTGTAGCCAACATCCGCGTAGTCCTTATCCTGGGTCTGCTTGTGCGAATCCATCTCGTCGAGGATGCCGCCCAGAATGTTGTAACCCTCGAATGTGGTCTCACCAGAGTCACCCGGAATGATCCAGATGTCCTTCGGGAACCGGATCTGGTTGGTGAAGTTATCGTCGTACGGGAAGTTCTCCAAAAACCACTTAGAGTTGTTAATCCGCGCCTTGATATCACCGAACACCACCTCCAGCGCTTGCTTGCGCGAGGTAGACATCTGCATGAACGCGATGCGCGAACCGGGCAGCAGTCCATAGAAGCCCTGCGGGTCCTTCAAGCACAGAACCCAGTGAGCCATGTACGGCAGCGCGATCGAGGCGAACGTAGTCTTACCGATGCCAATTGCGCCGGTGAACATCGCTCGCTCAACGAAGGCGATTCGCTCGCTGGTCACCTCGGTACCGAAGATATCGATAAACGCATCGCGGAGACCGGGCCGGACGCGGTCCCAGATGTCCAGGTACGGAGCCTTGAGGAACTCCTCGATCGTCGCCGGGCGGCGCTCAAAGTCGGGGTTAGCGACAAGCCAAGCAACTTCCTTGGCGGCGGCAGCCATGTCCACGGCAGGATCTCCTATGTGAGGTTAAGGCGCATGGTACGGTAGAACTCCTGCACAGCCTTCTGGGCGTTGGCGCGGGCACGATCTTCAGCTGTTCTTTTCTCTCTTGCCTTAACCAGGTACGCTGCACGAACGGCACGCAGCGCTGGCTTCCAGTGTTCGCAGCCATCGTCTGGATCGACCAGTGCCGAGCAGGCTCCGCAGGGCCTCAGCTGCGGGGCCACTGAAGAACCTCGCCCAGGTTCTTGAAGCTGGGCTCCGGACTAACGTGCTCGCAGTGCTCGTGAATACCCAGCGGTGGCAGGCATCGGATCGGCTGGAAGATGCGGTCCAGCTCCTCGTCGGTATACAGCTCACGCAGGTCGCGCTGCGCATGGTCGTAGCACATCAGAACCCCAACCAAATCCTGAGTCGCACCTTCAAGTTCCACCAGCAAGGACTTGCCGCGCACGGCCCCGGGTGATTGTCGTGTCGACTGCACCACCAGCCAAACGGAGGGCGAGAACATTCTTCCCAGGACATTACGACGCCTCCGCAATTACAGCACCCTCGATGGCGGGCTGCACACGATCCCGGTCAGCCATGCCCTGCAAGGTGGCCATCACGAGATCCGGTGTGATCTTGTCGCGCGGGATGCCCTGAGCTTCCAATGCCCGGACCACTTGGCCGGTCAACTCGGCTGGGGTACTGGTGGACACGGCGGCGGTAGCCTGTCCATTCACCACGCCAACCTGTACCTTCACGCCGCCGCCGCGCAGGGACGGGTCGAGTAGCTTAGCCAGCGTGACTCCTTGGGCGAACAGGCTGTTAATGAGCTTGCTGACCTCAGGACTAATGTCGTCCAGCTCCTGCTCGATGCCAGCGGCACGTTCGAGCCGGTTTGCTTGCAACATAGCCAGTTGCTGTAGCCCGCTAACGATTGACTGGCTATCGCGAGTGCCGAACAGCTTTGCCAGCCTACTGGTTTCGCTGTCGCTCAACGAACACACCTCCCCTTGGCGGAACTGCTTGCAGTCCAATTGGAGGCTGCACATGTCACAAAGCATCTTATCGCCCGCGCGGACAACCGCTTTACGCGAGAGAGCCTGCCCGCGCGGGTGCTCATAGGTCGCATCCGAAGAGGTGATGTCCTTCGGCGTGCTACGTGTCGTCTTTGGTGTCCGCATACTGTCCAGATTTGCACCGGCCCAGACTGCCGACTTGATGTTGAAGATGCAGCGCCCGCGCGGCGTCTCTACGTCAGCTGGCTTCATGCCAACGACGGTGACCCACTGCGGGTTGCTCTGCACCCTCTGGTACTTGACCTCGCCACCGCCTGCCATCTGCAAGCCACCCTGCGCAGCAGCCGTGCGTGGCTCAATGTCGGCACCCCAGAAGCCCATCCCAAAGGCATACTTGAAGCTGTACAGCCCATGGACGAACATCTTCGCTTCCGGATGATCCTCACCCAGCCGCTTGATCATAGCCAGCAGCGAGCGACCTGGCCCGGTGTTGACCGGCGGCATGCCAGTCACGAAGACGATGTGCTCCTGGTTATAGACCGGACGCTCGTCCGGCGTCAGGTTCATGTCAGTGCAGGCCTTGAGGTCCTGACCGATCGGGTTGGCCAGCATGTCCTCAAGGAAGGTCAGCGGATCGCCATACGTCCAGGTCGGGTAAACGGCGAGCGGCTTTTCCATTCCACGACCCGGCCCAACCTCGGCAGTGCCCTGCGATCCCACACAGAACTGCCGAACAGGCATCCCGGCCCCGTAATAAAGATCAGCCCAGGCAACCGGGTCGATGCTGCGCTTGAGCAGCACTCCGCGGTTCCAGGTGATCTTCATCTGGCCGCACTCGACGAGTTCTCGCACGTAGTTGTGCGGGTCTCGGAAGAATACTTCAGTCGGCATGTGGCGATGGTAGCCCGGCGTCACTATAGAGCGCAACGACCCCCGGGCTTTCCCGTCCCGGGGGTCGTCTGTTGCGGTGCCGGAGGCGCGCGTCAAACATGCTGGTCACGGGCACGTTAGCATGGTCCTTAGTGACACCGCAACCCCCGATAGCGTCCTATCCTTGATCGCGTACCCGCGTAGGGTTTAGGGTGTCGTCACACAAATATCCGGTACTGACTTTCCCAAAATACTCAGACCGGAAGTACATACGGAGGGTCGGATGAGCGATCTGGCTGGCCTCCTGGCAAAAACCTTCATTGCCAGGACGGATGTCAAAGCGATGCAGAATGCATCGGGCGAGTACATGCCGGTTCAGCACTGCCCTGAATGCGGTCGTAGCTTCTGTGCTCACACTACCCCGAAGACTCGGGAGGGCTGGAAACGCGCTGACATCGAAGCGCATCTTTCCGGCCAGAAGACCTACGGGCATTACTTGCTCAACGGAAACGACCAGTGCAAGTTCTTTGGCTTCGACATTGACCTTGACAAGCCAGGACTGTGGCCGGGCGTGACACCGGTCTTCCCGTTTCCGTACGAGGTAACGGAAGACATGCGCGACGAGGACCTCTACAAGGAGATCCTTGAGTTCCACCCGCGCGATGCCTGGCTCGATCGCAGCCACCCCGCGCGCGGTTGGATGAAGTGGCAGTTGCGTATCGTCGCCCTCCACCTCGCCAAGACGGTTCGGACAGAACTTGACATCCCAGTCGCCGTGACTTACACCGGCGCAAAGGGACTCCACGTCTACGGCCTGACAGGCCTCATGTCAGCGACCGACGTGCGCGAAGGTGCCCAGATCGTTCTAGACTCACTTGCAGGAACATCGCTCGGAGCCGTGTCGGCAGTGAAGGGCGACTGTTTCTACAGGTTTGACAACCAAGACCCAATCGACGGTCAGCCCAACCTGACTATCGAGGTGTTCCCCAAGCAGGACAGCCTCGATGGCAAAGATCTGGGGAATCTTATGCGCCTACCGCTCGGCCGTAACCTGAAGAACCCGAAGGACCCCACGTTCTTCGTTGACATGACTTCCGCGCTCGCCGACATCCGGCCTCTCGAACCGGTGTACGCGCTGACCGAGGCAGCAACTCAGCCTTGGCGGCGTCAGGGTGAGTGAAGAAACTGCCTTCGAAAAGAAGCTCCGCGAACGTCGCGAGGTCAAGGCCCGCGAAGCCGCCGACAAGGCAACGCGTGAGCGGGTAGCCCAAGTAGAAGCATCTACCTGGGCCGCTGACCTCATCCCTGATATCGGTGACGACAAGAAGCGTGATGCCACCGATGACGCACTCGATCGCTTGCTCAACGACATCGATGTGATCGAGGGATACCACAAGTTCTGCGGCAAAATGCGCGTCGACAAGCGGAAGCGGAGTCGCGAGGGCATCAAAGTGTCCTGTCCGATCCCCGGCCACACCGACGCCAACCCCAGCGCCTGGGTGAATACTGACAAGAACGTCTGGTACTGCGGACGCTGCGGTCAGGGTGGAGACGTTTACGACCTTGCAGCGTTCCACTTCGGAATGCCAGTGCCCGGATACAAGGAGGGCGGCAGCTTCCATGAGCTTCGAAAGAAGATGGCCCAATCATATGGGTACACCTTCCAGGAGGCTCCCGGCCTGGATAAGCCGATTCTGGTGCCGCCCGCGACGGACCCAAGAGACGGCCCTCACGGCAGTCTATCAAAGCCGAAGGCTGAGATCACCAAGGCAAAGGTAGAGATCCTCGGCGAGGACAAAATCATTGCCAAGGCGCAAGGCAAGGTAGTCGACGAACTGCCTGCCGACGATGCCACGGTCACACACATCTTCGGCGACGTAGAGCCAGACGAGCCTGCGACACTGAACTGGCACAAGCTGGCGAAGGAGGAGACATTCCTTGCGAAGTACATGGACATCTGCACCGTGGATGACGCACCTGAGGAGTATCACTTCTGGAACGCCATACTGGCCCTTGGATTGGCTGTGGGACGTGATGTCGTCCTCGACGATCAGAAGCGAGTCCTTCCAAACCTTTTCGTTTGCCTGCTGGGAGGCACTGGGGACCGCAAATCTCGTTCTCACGCGCATCTCGACGAACTCATTTACCAGGCTATGCCGTTCAAGGCCGATGATCCTGCTGGAAAGGGTGTTGACCTGCTCGACTCCATGGCTAGCGCAGAAGCTCTCATCGCTGGTTTCATCAATCCGATCTTCGATCCCACCGATCCGAAGAAGGTGGCGAGCTTCTCGCCGGTCAAAGGACTAATCAGGTTCAACGAGCTGTCAGCACTGGTGGGCCGGGCGGCCCGCAAAGGTAACGTACTCAAGCCGACGCTGATGGAGATCTACGATGGCGCACGCGTCATCCAGACAGCATCGATGACGCACGGCCGCAAGCGCGCAGAGAACCCGTTCGGCTCAATGTTCACGACCACCCAACCGGGGGCCCTGAAGACGCTGCTGCGCGAGGACGATGCAGTATCCGGCTTCCTGAACCGGATCGTCTTCGCAACCGGCGTGCCCAAGAAGCCAGTGCCGATCGGCGGCGCGCAGATCGACATCCTGCCTGCCGTCGACCCGCTGAAGCGGATTCAGGGCTGGGCAGGCTTCGGTCGGATCATTCTGTGGTCTGACCCTGCGGTGCAGACGTTTACCGAGTTCTTCCACGACGTGTTGCATCCGGTCCAGCAGGCTGACGAGTCCGGGCTGCTCAACCGGTTGGACCTGCTGGCCAAGAAGCTGATCCTGCTGCTGTGCATCAATGAGCACCTGACGGAGGTGAACCGAGACGTAGTCGAGATGGTAATCAGTATGTATCCGTACCTCACGGCTGCTTACGGGGTGCCTGCTGCGCACATCGGCTCTACTATCAACTCGGAAGTGCGCGACGAACTGATGCGGCACATCGAAGCGCACACCAAGGCAGGTGGCATCACCATGCGGCGCCTGATGATCAACGTGAAGCGCAAGAACTTCCCACTGGACATCGTTGCGAAGACGATCAAGCATCTGTGTGATCTAGGGTTCATCGAGGCGCAGGCTACGTCCGGCGTAGGTCGCCCAACCGTCAAGTACAAGGTAACCGCCGACTGACGCAAGTTCGCAACTCGAAAACCCGAGGCCCGGGGCGCTATCGTGCTACGATGTGCGTCCTGGGCCTGATTTGTCAGTTTTGAGGTGAGTGGAGGGGTGAAGTGGAGATGGGAACAGTTTGTCGGCTTCGGCCTGGTTGGGTTCGTGATGGGGCCACTTCTAGTCCAGATCGTGTGGTGGTGGCTTCAAGACTGAGCCACCGCTTTATCGGAGCGCTGATCGCCACGTTTGCATTCTTCACTCTGTTAATCGTGGTCGAATCGGTGGCCGCGATGAATGGAGGGGACCAGCACCTGCCCGCTCCGACGGGCGTGCACACGATGCCGACCCCGGACCCGGGCCGGTACTAATGGATACAGGCGACTTCGGTTCGGAGGACTACACGATCGAAGAACTGCTCTTGATCGTCGAGAGCATCGACAAGAAGATCTGGTGCCTGGACCACGTCGGAATGGCAGACTCGCACCCCCGCAAACTCGCCTTCAAACTGGTCCGGACCAGAACGATCGCCAAGATCGGCTACCTGAAGAGGCAGAAGGAGGAGGCCGATGCCAGCCGAGAACTGGCCGCCCAGAGCGTACGTAGTCACCCAGGGTCCTGACGACCAGGACAAGGCGATCCTGGGCGTTTCCGGCTCGCTGGAGGGCGCAAAGGTGCTAGCTAGCCAGGTCGGCTCACGGCCACCTGTAGGCTGGGATCAGACGTTCCCGCACGTGTGGTGGGGGACCGGCACGGATCTGTTCATCACGGAAACGCAGTACTGGTGAGCCGGGACTGCGTAGACCACGGCTGGGAGTGCACCGGCCTGGGTCACGAGAAAACGTACGACCTCAACAAGCTGTTCGGAATACAAGGAGAAGAGATGCCGATCCCGTTCGACCCCACCTGCGCCGCCTTCCTGGCCGAGGCGAAGAACATGGACATCAACAACAAGCTCACGCTGCTGGATGTCCGGCTGGGCCTGGAGCAGCTGCTCGACGACCCCGACTTCCGGGCCGAGCTGACCGGCCGCTGGAACGACGAGGACCCGGCGTCGATCCCGCTCGGACCCGACGAGTCCTTCGAGCTGTTCCGGTCGGTGTCGGAGCGGCACGCCGGAATGAGCGGTCTCCAGATCAAGGAGGCGCTGGCGACGATCGTCGACACGCACGAGTTCCACATGGAGGCGCTGGCCCGCTGGGCGCGCTTCGACGCCAACCCCTGGCCGCTGGTCACCCAGGATCTGGCCGGGGTCGAGGATGCCGCCTGAGGAGGTCAATCCGCTCGATCGGGTCGACGTTCCGGAGGGCGTGCCGACGGAGCGGGACATGCGGAACTTCTACCGGGAGTCTCCGCATCGTCCGGCGATAGAGACGTTCAGCCTTCCGGAGGGCGTGAAGTTCGAGGTCGACCTCTCCGAGGTGGAGCGAACGCGCTGGACGCCCGAGGAGTACGATGCCTAGGCGGCCGGTCTTCCAGACGGCAACCGGTCGGGTCGGCCACTGGTCTGAGAACGACGACGGCTACCTGACCGAGTGCGGGGCGGTGGTGAACAACCGCGCGCCCAAGATCGTGGAGATGAACTGCAACAACTGCTCGCGGGTGGTGAAAGCCCGCCAGGGAAGGGCAATCAGCAATGGAAAACGCAGTCATCGATAACACGCCGCTCGCGTACCGCTGCGGCAGGCCACTGGACAAGGACGGCCTCATCTTCTGCCGAGGCATCCTAGTCTTCCAGCCCGGACAGATGATGGAGCGGTGCCAGGAGTGCTCGACCTGGATCGGCGTGGCGGCCGAGCACCTGACCCGAATGGAGGTCCAGACGGGCGCGGCTACCGGGGCGACTGACAAGTGGACTGTCAGCCTGGTGCGAAGCATGAACAGCTTCCGGAACGTTTTCGTGCTGGAGTGCGGCGTCGAGGGCTGCACTTTTGCCAGACGGCTGGAGACTTACCGAGTGCACGCCTCGGCGGTCAATGCGATCATGAACGAGCACCCGTGTCCGCAGCCGCCGCCGGAGCCGGTCGAGACCGAGGCACTGCCAATGGCGGAGGAGAAAGAGCCCCAGCCCGATGAGTATCAGTAACCCAGTTCCGACGGTCGCGGAGCTGGAGAAGCTGTACCCGAACTNCAGCTTCCGGTATACCAGCCCACACGCGACGACCAAGCACGCAGTGCGGAACAAGATCGGCACATCCGAGATCGCCAGCACCTACGCGTCGGCACCGTGCGGCCGGTCCCCCGTCTGGTTCAGCCCAGTGGGCTGGATGGGGACCGGCACCCAAGACGAGTACGAGCGGAACGATAGTCTTCCGCTCTGCAAGCGGTGCAGCTTCATGCTGACCCAGGGATCAATGACGCATCAAGTCAAGGTCGACTACACGAAGAAGTGAGAAAGGCCCCGGGGCTGGGTTCCCGGGGCCTTTCTTTTTATCCTGTCCGCCACGGTCATCTGGGGGGTCGGCGCGTAGCGGGCTGGGGGGTTAATGGCACCGTACTCCCGAGGCTGGCCAGTGTCAAGAGATTCTGGACAGAATCTTTACGGTGTGCCTGGTTGTCGCTTGAGCCGCGCCCCCTCGCAGGTGCAGGGCGTCAGCGTCGGCTGTATCACCTGGAGACATCTACCGATGTTGTCTTCGTGCCCCGAGAAGGGGTGACCGCACACGCACAGTCCTCTGGTCGGCGGCGCCAGCATCGGCACATCTGGTTCCATATCTTGCTCCCGTTCCCTGGTCGAGGCTTCTCCCGGGTAGAAAGTGCGAGCGAATCCTATATCGGCACTTGACAGTACTCATATGCACAGTAGACCCGATCCGGCGGCCGGGCCAGCACTCTGTCCGAAATTTCCGGATGATCCTTCTAATCCCGAAGATATGCATCTCATGCTGTTCGCGGCCACTAGGCAAGATTGCTTAGTCTACGGAGCGTAGTTTCGACGGCAAAACGGACAAGCTTCTCAATGGCACAACCGAACGGGCATTCGGTATTATCTTCTCAATGGCACAGCTAACTGGGTACTTTCGGATTCGGAGTTTCGTAGTCGTAGACACGTTGTCTACGGTCCAGTTTCTATAATGCGCAACGAAATATAATTGCACGTCACGGCCCAGATTTACACCCCCGAGGTGGGTTCCGTAGACGGTTTCCCGATACCCCCTCCCTCCCCCCGCCCCCTCTCGTCGCCGACACCGACCAAGGCGTACTCGGTACCTGATCATGCCCTGCTATACCCAGCGTCACGATCGACACCGAAACAGGACCCATCCCCTCCGTGACTACGTAACTATCTCTGGTAGTCCTATACCTATCCTGACCTGCTATTATTATTGATTCCTATTATAGAAACATATACGTAGCTAGACCGTAGACAATCGTAGACGTACTTAAGATATCCATGGTTTGTCCGGCGTGGGCGCGACTGATGGCAATCCTGAGCCCCCAGGGCCTATAACACACGTGCATTCCAGTTTTCTACCAGAATCCTACCGTCCTAACCTGGAATCAAGGTGGTCCTAGATAGAATCAGAGTACTCTAGTACTGAATCTAGGTGGTTTCCCTGGAATTTGGTACGTGCGGAAGGTGTGCAGAGGCAAAACGCGCGACCGGGGGCCTTGATTTTTTCGATCCCATCGATAGTCATCGACTTGTTGCACACACAACCATCCAGTCAAAACCTTTTGCGCATGCAAATATCAATGAGTCAAACGATCAGACGTGCCGATAGCACATGCTATCGGCATATGCAAGGCCTGATTGCATGTGAGACATGTTGCACAAGGTGTTGACTGATCATGCATGTGTGTG